GAATTAAATCTTATGCAGTTTCAGGTGGAGCTACTGCTGCATTAGGTGCTGGTGTAGGAGCTGGAGCTACTTCTATTCACACTGCTGCAAAAGGAAAATTTAATTGGGATGATGTTCTTGTAGGTGCAGGTGCAGGTGCTGTATTATCTCCTGTTGCATTAGGAGTTACAACAGGTGTATCTAAAGTTGCTAGTAAAGTAGCACCTAAAATATTTGGTGGAGATAAAACTAAAGCTGGAGCTGTTACTCAAATATTAAAAGAGGACACTCTTAAAAATTTAAATATTACATCTAAACAACTTACACAAGTAAAAAAAATATCTTCTCTTCCTGAAATAAAAAGATTGTTTAAAGAATTAGAATCAGTTAATAATAATTTTGCTAGTTATGTACAACCTAAAAGAGAAAGACTTTTAAAATTAAACGAAATAAAAAAATCTCTTGGTTTAATAAATAAAAAAACAGGAGAAGTTTTAAGTTCAAAGTCACCTAAATATGAAAAACTTGTTAAAAAATTAACTGATAAAGAAAAAAAAATATTAACAGGTACTCAAAACGATTACACTAAGTATACTAAAAAACTATCTGATGAAATTAAACTAGGTTTAGAAAAACAAGCAGGAGCTGAACATAAATATCAACAAGAACTTATTAAACAAATACATTCTATTGGTGGTTTACAATCTCAACTTGGTAGAATGTTAGCTATAAATTTAACTAGACCTCTTGTTGGCTCAGCAATGGGTGCTACTGCAGGAACTTTATTTACAGATTCAGAAGAAGGATTTAATACTTTTGTTGCTTCTGGTTTTGCTCTTGGTTTAACTTCAAGAGCTTTAAGAAGTGGCTCACTTACTGGCATACCTACAAATGTTCAACAAGGATTTTCTCGTTTATTAAATGGAGAGTATGTAAAAAATTTAGCACGACAAATTAATATAAATACATCAACAACTTTATCTACTAAACTTTCTTCTAGAGGTCCAATAGCAGATGAACTTTCTACAATGATGTTTCCTAAATTTGATACAGCACCTCGACTTAATTTTTTTGGAAATGTAGTTGAAGGAAGAGGACCAGTATTAACAGGAACAACTTCTAATATAGAACAATTAGCACAAAGTAATTACAATAGATTTACTGGAGCTATATATGGAGAAGAAGGAATACTTTTTGGAGCATCTCAACAAACACAAGATGAAGCTTTAAAAATTGTTAGAGGTTCTACAGAAAAATTTAATTCACAAGCACAACAACTTGCTACAAAAATTAAAGGATTTTTAAGTGATTTTAAATCTTATTTTAATGAAGTAGGTATTACAGAAGCAGAAGCAGTAACAAATTACTTTCCTAGAAAAATTAATTTTAATGCAGTTAATAAAAGCAAAGAAAGTATGGAGTTATTTATGACTGATATGGGAACTGTATTTCAAAATATAAGTAAAACTTCAGCTCAAAGAAAAATACTTAAAAATGCTGGTGTTCCTGTAGGAAAAAAAATGTTTACTCCTTCACAAGGTAAAGCAGCAGCTAAAAAATATTTTGAAAGTATTAGTAGAGAATATGATAATCCTATTATAGGTTTAGATTCTAACTATGGTATTTTAAATTCAGATGCTAGAGGTCAATTAAAATTAGTCTTACCTCTTAGTGAGCATATACAACATCAAAGAGTTATACAAGGTTCTTATGATGATGTAGAAAAAGTAATGGAAAAATGGTTGGTTAATGATATAGGTTCTGTATTAAATGACTTAGCTCGTACTAGTGTTAAATCAGTAGAATTTGCTAGAAAGTTTGGTCCTAATGGTGAACTATTAAATAGTTATTTTAATAGATTAAAAAGTCAATATATTAATAATGGTTTTACTAAAGAAACTATGGGAGTTGGTGGTTATAATAAAGATGTTAAAGCTATAGCTGATTCAGTTAATGCTTTGTTTGGAAGACATGGTAGAGTAGGTAATCCTGCAGAAAAAAATATAGTAGCTACACTTTCTACATTAGCTAACTTATCTATGATGGATAAAGTTACTATAGCTAACCTTGGTGATTTAGTACAACCGTTTCAAAATAGTAGACACTTTGGTTCTTGGTTACAAGGAATTGCTAGAACAAACATTCGTACTAAATACGAAAAAGGTGGAGCCGAATCTCTTGAATTATTTCATGGTAAAATTGCTAGACAATTATTAAAAGATGCTTATGTAGGTGCTGGAGATAGGACAGCTACTGAAGCTGGCCAAGCTTCTGCTAGATACATAGATATTATTGGAATGGGTAATGAAAAGTTTTTTAAATATATAGGTCTTGAAGGTATTACAAATGTAGCTAGAAGGTATGCATATAATACAGGAATAGTAGATGGATATAAAAGTGCTAGGTCTATTGCTCTTGCTTTAGAAAAAGCTAATGTAAAATCTTTTAGAAATTTAAAATCTTTAAATAAAGTACAAGTAGAAGATATACAACATCTTACTAAACTTGGAGTTACTTCAATTAAAGATGTTATAAAATTAGGTAAGTTTAATACACTTGATGAAGCTTTAGCTAATAAAGAAGGAAAAGTTTTACTTAATAAAATTGGAGTAAAGTCTGCTGATAGAGATGCAATTATTCCTACTGTTGGTAATAGATTATTATTTACACAAACAAGAAATCCATTAGTAAGAATATTAGGTCAGTTTAGTTCTTGGGCACAAGCTAAATCTGCACAAACAAATGCATTAATAGCTAGAGCAGAAAGTGGTGAACAAGCACAACTATTTAAAATGACTGGAGCTTTGACTGTTTATGGAGCTATCAGTTCTTTAAGAGAGTATGCAAAGTATGGTGAAGTTAGAACTAATATTGATGATAGTCCTGATGTTTGGTTAGCTAACTCTATGAATTTATCTGGTAACATGGGATGGTTACCTACTTATGTTTTAAATAGAGTTGTAGGGCCAGGAGCAGACAGACCTTTAGAAATATTTCCAGGTGCTACTGTAGCAAGTAATTCTTTTTTAGCTATAACTAATGCTACTGGTGGTGTTTTTGGTAAACAAGATTATGATGAAGCTATTAGAAATTTTTATGATGCTTTACCTGCTCCTACTATTAGAGGTTTATTAACAAGAACAGGAGTTCCTGGTCTTACTTATAAAGATAATTTTAATTTACAGAAAGATTTTTTTAAAAAAGATTTTGAATTAATATCACCAAATTTATTTAATCAAGGTGGGTACGTTAAAGAGTTAACAAGAAGATTACAACAAAGGAATAATTAATATGGGAATGTCAAGTAAAAAAACATTAGCAGAATTTGGAATGCTACCACCATCAGTACCTACTGACAGACGTAGAAAAATGGATGCGTTTATGAAAGTAGGAGACAAGATGTATGGAACTGTTAATACTGCTAACGATTCTATTACTAACTATGGTGGCAATACTTATTCTAGAAAAAGTCCTTTAAATACAGAAGAATATTTTGGTAGTATTAAAGCTAACAAAGGAGCTAACATAGATGTTGAAAAGTTTAAAGAAACTATTCGACAAGCAGAAGGACTTAGCCTTGAACCTTATAAAGATAAAGATAAAGACTCAGTAGGTTATGGTCATTTATTAATTGATGGTAGAACTGGTAACATTTCTGTTGATAGAATAAATAAAGAAGATGCGGAAAAATTACTAGAAAAAGATATAGAAGTAAGATTAAAAGAAGTTAATAGTCTTCTTCCTAATTTTGTAAACTTTCCTAAAGATGCACAACAAGCTATCTTTAGTGAGTATTACAGAGGTTCAATAGGTCAGAGTCCTGTTACTCGTGCTTTGATAAACACAGGTAGATATAAAGAAGCAGCTAAAGAATTTTTAAATAACAATGAATATAAAAATGCTGACAAAAATAAAATGGGTGGTATTAAAAAAAGAATGGAAGCTGTATCTAAAGCCTTAATAAAAATGGCTAAAGAAAAAAAAGAATCTTCAGAAGAAAAAGAAATTACTTTACCAATAAAAAAACCTAGTAAAGAAGATATGGATAGACTTGGTTTTAGATATGGTGGTGGTGCTGAT